TGGAAACTGGGCTCACCGTGACGCCGGCAAAGTTCACCGTGCCGGAAGATGACGAAGGCATTTTTGGATGCTCGCCGGATGGGTGGACAAGTGACGGCTATGGCATCGAAACCAAATGCCCATTCGGGCTTCGGAAAACGCCAGAGGCCCCCGCGCCGTTCAAGAGCATTAACGAGCAACTGCACTATTTCGACCAGTGCCAGTTCAGTATGTTCGTCACCGGGCGGAAATTGTGGCATTTCTTTCAATGGTGCCCGGTCGATACCGCCCACGTTGTCGTCGAAGCCGACCAAGTGTGGCGCGACCAATCCCTGCCCATCCTCCGGCAATTTCACGCCGAACTGATCGCGACGATCAATGATCCCGATCTATCCGCCGAACACCTCGCCCCATTGCGAGTGGTGATTGATACGCCCGATGCTGCGAGGATGCTGCGGGAGTATTCGGAACTGGTGGAACAGATCGAACTGGCGACCGAGCGCAAGAAAGACTTGCTGGCCGACATTGTGGAAAAGTGCGGCGGGAAGAACGCATTGTTTGCCGGCGCGAAGGTGACGCAAACCAATCGCAAGGGGTCGATTTCGTATTCCAAGGCGATTAAGGCGCTCAAGATTGAAGCGGATTTTGAGCCGTTTCGCGGGAAGGCATCCAGTTTTTGGGGGATTACGGAATGAGTATTTTGAATGGATCGCGCGCCGTAGAGATGGCGTCAGCAGGAAATGAAATTTTCGGTTTCTCATTCTGGCCTGATGGCAAAATACATTGGCAATTTCTTGTCAAATATGTGGGCAAGGATTTTGCCACTCTTACCACCTATAGCTGGTGGGACGGTCACGAATATTCGGATGAAAGGGTCGATTTGGACTGGCTGAAATCTGAATGTGATTTGTATGGCAATGAGGAGGAATGGCGGGATGTCGGTAATTCTGTAATCCGGCAGATTTCAAAAGGAGGCTACTGACATGGCCGATCTTGCCGAGCGCTTGCGCCACACTCACGAACACGGCATCTTTGACGCCCAGGTTGCAGGCATGTTGGCTTCTCCCGAAGAAGCCGCCGACCGCATCGAGAAGTTGGAGGCGGCTTTGCGGGATGCCGAAAGCGACGGATGGGAACGCGGAATGCGGGATGCCGCCACCATCTGCGCCACTTTGGCCGAGACCACATACGACGACGCCGACAGCTTTGAGGCCGCCACGGGATGCGAGGCCGCAATAGAAAGCGATATCTGCATTCACCAACGCGCCCGCACCGCGCTTGGCGGGGAGGGGTAGGATGGCATACGGACCTGATCTTGACCTGTTTGCCGCACGCATGAGAGAAGCCAGAAAGCTTCGCCGCATGTCGCTGCAGGACGTCGCCGATGCTGCGGGCTTCACCAAGTCGCATGTGTGGGAGCTAGAGAAGGGTAGCGCGCGCAATCCAACGGTTCGCGCTGTCTGGTCGATGGCGAGAGCGCTGTGTGTAAGCCCATCATGGCTGCTCGGCCTTGATCATGAGGTGGTCCATTTAGACCCACTGGTCCATCAGGTTGCTGCGCTGATCAATACCGAACTGGTCCGGCGCTTACCCCCACCCGCAGGCGACGGCCGGTGATTATTTCCCCTTGACGCCGCGCGCGGTCTCGTTCAGTGTCTGGTTGTCAGATGGAGATGATGAGATGATTGATACCAAATCCGCCCGCCACATTCGCCACCACGGCTTGATGATCGACGCCAGTTTCCGCAAGGACGGCACGGTTGAATATTATGTGGTCGAAAAGGGCCACGGGCGGTTCTACTCGCTGGAAGTCGCGAAGGAAATTGCCGAGCATCGGGCTGTGGTTCGGGCGGGTCGTCTGTGACCCCCAAACTCAAAGTCCTAGACCTATTCAGCGGTATTGGAGGATTTTCCCTTGGCCTTGAAAGAACGGGCGGCTTCGAAACGGTCGCATTCTGCGAAATCGAAGACTTCCCCCGCCGCGTTCTCGCCAAGCATTGGCCAGAAGTGCCATGCTTCCGAGACGTGCGGGAACTCAAGGGATCAGACGTTGGCTCAATCGACGTTATCACAGGCGGATTTCCCTGCCAGGATATCAGCCTCGCTGGACGACAGGCAGGCATCGCAGATGGAACCCGAAGCGGCTTGTGGTCCGAAATCGTGCGACTTGCTGGCGAGCTACAACCACGATTTGTCATTGTGGAAAACGTCGCAAACCTCCTTTCTGGACCTTCTGAGCGGCGAGGGGGATGGTTTGGCCGAATACTCGGCGACTTGGCCGAGATCGGGTATGACACTTGCTGGAACAGCATATCAGCTTCCGCCCTCGGCGCCTGCCATCACCGAGATAGGGTATGGCTTGTTGCCTACCCCCAACAAGTCGGAAAGGGGCGGGAAGCAAACGCCAGGTTCGCAACTCGCCTTAATCAAGGCCTTGCAAGGATGGCAAAAGGATGGGAGGCGGGCGTTCATCCCCACGATTGGCAAGAACGAGAGCAAGGGGGCTTCCTCCGACCGATACCGAGGATCGGAGAGTTATCATGGGGCCAAAGCTGCCGAAGCGTTGAGGAGCTCATCAACGTCGCCTCTATACACGCACCCGCTCTTTGCCGAGCTGATGATGGGATTTCCAATCGGGTGGACCGAGTTGGAGCCTGCGGCAACGCCGTCATCCCCCAAATCCCCGAACTCATCGGGCGAGCAATCCTAGCTTCCCTCAACCCCCACCCCCAACCAGATGGACCCTGATGATGACGCCCTATGATGCATTCCTCGCCCGCAAGGCGATCACTGACCCGATGACGGGCCTAACCGATATTCCCGAACTGCCAGACTGCCTGTTCCCTCACCAGCGCGATATCGTCCAGTGGGCGCTTCGACGTGGCCGTGCAGCATTGTTCGCCGGCACCGGGCTAGGCAAGTCGCTTATGGAACTGGCGTGGGCGCAGGCAATTCACCGTGAGACCGGCAAGGACATTCTGCATCTTGCGCCACTGGCAGTTTCAAACCAGATGGCGCGCGAGGCCGAGAAATTTGGCATCGACGCGCGCGTTGTGGCCATGCAATCGGATTGCGGCCCCGGCACTAATATCACAAATTATCAGAAGCTGGATCACTTTGATCTTTCGCGATTTGGCGGTGTTATTCTGGACGAATCCAGCATCCTGAAAAACACGGATGGCCACTACCGCACGAAACTGATTGACGCATGTCAGCAAATTCCGTTCCGCCTCGCGGCCACGGCAACGCCGGCCCCCAACGATTTCATGGAGTTGGGAAACCACGCCGAGTTTTTGGGCGTGATGAAATATACCGATATGCTGGCCACATTCTTTATCCATGACGGTGGTGAAACGCAGAAGTGGCGATTGAAGGGCCACGCCGAGAACGAATTCTGGAAGTGGATGGCGTCGTGGGCTGTCATGCTGCGCAAGCCGGCGGACCTGGGCTACCCGAACGATGGGTATGACCTGCCTCCGCTCAATTACATCATGCACTCGGTCAAGGCTCCGGAACACACGGATTACACGCAAGGGCTTTTTGCGTCCGAAGCCGTGACGCTACAAGAAAGGATTTCCGCTCGCCGCAATAGCATTGATGACCGATGCGCGATGGCAGCCAGTGTCACGCCATCCGATGGGCATTTTGTATGGTGGTGCAAGCTGAACGGCGAGGCGGAACTTCTGGCAAAAAGCATTCCTGGATCGGTTAACCTTCATGGCGGACTGAAAGATGATGAAAAAGAACGCATCCTGATTGATTTCAGCGAGGGGAAAATTCGCGTCCTTATCACAAAGCCAAGCCTTGCCGGCTTCGGCATGAATTGGCAGCATTGTCACAGAACGGGATTTGTCGGGCTTGATGATAGCTGGGAGCAATTCTACCAGGCTATTCGTCGATTCTGGCGGTTCGGGCAATCCGAGGCCGTGGATTGTCACATCGTTGTTGCGGAACTTGAAGGCGCATCGGTGTCCAACATCAAGCGCAAAGAGGCGGATGCTGATCGCATGGCGGCAAGCATGGTTTTGCACATGGCGGACTTGTCATCGATGGCCGTTCGTGGTTCAGTGCGTGACGTTCCGAATTACAATCCAACGCAACAGGTTCGGTTGCCGGAATTTTTGGTGGAGAATTGATGATGGAAATTAAGTGCGTCGATCAGGTTATCACGCCTGAATATGCAATTTATCAGGGCGACAGTTGCGACGTTATCAAAGCTATTCCAGGGGATAGGTTGGATTTTGGTATCCACTCTCCTCCTTTCGAGGGGCTGTATAAATTCAGCAACTACGACCGAGACATCAGCAACAACGATGGCCCAGACTTCTGGGAACATTATTCCTATCTGATCTCTGAACTTCTCCGCATCACCATGCCGGGCCGTATTCACGCGGTTCACGTTATGCAGCTTCCGATGTCGAAAATCCGTCACGGCCATATCGGTATGAGGGATTTTCGCGGCGAAGTCATCCGCGCATATGAGGATGCCGGATGGATTTTCCACAGTGAGGTTTGCATATGGAAAGACCCTGTTGTCGCTCAGCAGCGCACAAAATCCATTCGCCTCCTACACAAGCAAATCACCAAAGATAGCTGCATATCCGGGCAGGGGTTGGCGGATTATATCGTATCGTTCCGCAAGCCTGGTGAAAATCCGGAGCCGGTGAGTGAATGCTTCGATCGCTATTCCGGCACTGACGAACCGGATCGCAGCAAATACACAACCCCAACCGATGGCCGCAATTGGTATTCAATCGAAGTCTGGCAGCGTTACGCCAGCCCGGTTTGGATGGACATTAACCAAACCCGCACGCTGCAATATCGCGGCGGTCGGGATAAGGACGATATCACCCATATCAGCCCATTGCAGCTTGACGTTATCGAGCGTTGCATCGACCTATGGAGCAACCCCGGCGACACCGTATTCACGCCATTTTTGGGCATTGGATCGGAAGTTTATGGGGCGGTGACGATGGGGCGCAAGGGGATCGGTTGCGAATTGAAGCCGTCCTATTTCGCGCAGGCGGTGAAAAATCTGGCAAGTGCTGAATTTAATGGCGGCGGACTGTTCGGGGGGCAAGGTGTTTGAGCTTCGGGGGAAAGTGTGATATGATCCCCATTGGCTAGGGTAGCTCCCGAAAAGTCCGTCCGCTAGCGGGCCTGCCAATTTTCTACCATCTAGCGACCTACCTAGCGGAGGGATTGTGAAAAATACTGAGCGTAAGTTCTACGTCTATGTCCACCGTCGCGCGAGCGACGGAAGGATTTTCTATGTCGGAAAGGGTAGTGGAAAGCGGGCGTGGGATCGCTATGGCCGCAACAGATGGTGGAATGCGATTGTCGCCAAGCATGGCCTTGAGGTCGATTTTGCCCTCAAAGACGCACCGCAGCCGTGCTGTTTCCTTTATGAGAAAATTCTGATCGCTGCGATAGGGCGCAAGAACCTATGCAACATGACAGACGGCGGAGAGGGCGGAATTGACGGAAATCCCGCATGGAACGCTCGCACCGTTTATTGCTCCAATGGGATGCAATTCGAAAGCTCCGTCGCGGCAGCAAAGTGGCTGAAAAGCCAAGGCGTAAAGGGCAGGGCATTTGCTAATGGCATCAATAATGTCATTTGGGGAAAGTGCTATAGTGCGTTCGGGTATACATGGTCAGACCAGCCAAATGGATGCGAAAAATACATAGAACCTGGGGTTCGAATGGCCGCTTCTCAGTCTCGGTTAATATATTGCTCAAACGGAATGACCTTTCCTGATAGCACGGCAGCGGCCAATTGGGCAGCGCCAAGAGTTGGGAAAAAGTCATGTCGCAGCACAATTACTCTTGCGTGTGGTGGGCGCTACAAAACCGCATATGGGCTGGCTTGGTCATACGAAGGATTTGATGATTGCAATTTAATTGACGTTCACGCTGAGCGAGTGCGCAAATTATCCATGCCTGTTTTGTGCGTGGAAACAGGTGAAATTCATTCATCAATTCAAAATGCCGCAAGGCATCTTCAAAAAGCTCATCCCAAGCAGATCAGCGCCACAAAAATAAGCATGGCCTGTAGAGGGATAAGGCCACGCGCTTATGGCTATAGGTGGCAGTATGTCTGAACTTCGTGATTACCAGCAAGATGCGGTCGATGCGGCTAAGGAATGGATGAAATCCAGCACATCCCCATGCCTTATTGAGGCGCCAACGGGATCGGGCAAGAGCCATGTTGTAGCCGCGCTGGCCGATTGGCTGCACGATATATCCGGCGGCAAGCGCGTCTTGTGTCTGGCCCCACAGCGGGAACTTTGCTTGCAGAACGCGGCCAAAATGCGGGCGATCCACCCATGCTCGATTTTTAGCGCCAGCGCTGGCGTTAAGTCCACGAAACACCCGATCGTGTTCGCCACTCCACGCACCGTCAGCAATTCCATATCGCGCTTCACGCGGGGCGATTATTGCGCAATTGTGATTGATGAGGCGCATACGATTGCCCCGACCGTTCTGGCAATCATCGAAGAAATGCGCCAAGCTAATCCTAATTTGCGTGTAGTGGGGCTTTCAGCCACCCCTTTCAAATTAGGCAAGGGCTTCATTTACCGCATCCGCCAAGATGGCCGAGTTAATGAGGACGATGTTTGCCGTGATCCAATATTCGCGAAACTGGTTTACAGCATTGACGCCCGGTACCTGATTGAAAAAGGCTATCTGACGCCTCCGGTAATAGGGGCAATCAACACGGGCGCATACGACACCTCTGGCTTGGTAATGCGGCCAAATGGGCAATTTGATGCAGCCAGTGTGGACGCTGCGTTTGTTGGATTTGGTCGGAAAACCAGCGCCATCGTGGGTGATGTTGTCGGGCAAGCCCGCAACAGAAAAGGCGTTGTGTTTTTCGCTGCGACTGTGAGGCACGCGCAGGAAGTGTTGGCAAGCTTGCCCCCCGAACTGTCGGCAATAGTAACTGGTGAGACTGAGGATCGAGACAAAATTCTCGCCCGCTTCGAGCGTCAAGAAATTAAATACCTATGCAATGTCAACGTCCTTTCGGTTGGCTGGGACTGCCCCCACGTCGATGTTATTGCCCTACTTAGGCGAACTGAGAGCGTGGGTCTTTTGCAGCAGCAAATTGGTCGCGGATTGCGGCTGTCGCCCGGAAAAGCCGATTGCCTGATTTTAGATTATGCATCGAACCTCAGTACGCACTGCCCCGATGGCGATCTATTCAAGCCTATCGTGCGCGCCAAAGGCGCTAAGGGGCCGGGCGAGCCTATTGAGGCCGAATGCCCCGAATGCGGCTATGTGAACGAATTTTCCCTGCAGCCGGATTATGCCGACTTCGCGAGGGACAGGCATGGATATTGCCTTGACGTTTTTGGTGCGCCGTTGATGTCAGAGTATGGCCCTGTCGCGGCTCACTATGGGCGCCGATGTTTTGGGATGGTGCGCGCTGGCAAGCGAGGGGAGTATGAGAGGTGTGGTTATCGGTGGTCTGGGAAAGAATGCCCCGCATGTAATGAAATCTGCGATATTGCCGCAAGGTTTTGCGGGTGTGGAAACGAACTCGTTAATCCGAATGACAGACTTATTTCTGAATTCGTTGCCAAAAAGAAAGACGCCAGCACCCCACAGACCGACAAGATACTTTCCCTAGACTGGAAAGAAAGCGTTTCACAAAAGGGTAACGCTACTATTCGCGCAGATTTTGTTACGCCGTATCGCCAGTTTAGCGCGTGGTTTTTAAAAGAGCCGCGCAACGCCAAACAAGCTGCGGACCTAGATCGCTTCCTCAAGGCGGTTGAGCATGATCCGCCAGAAACGGTATCGTATTGTCGAGAGCCTGAAAGCACTTTTTACCGCATTATCGCTTACAATAAGCCCCCAGATGATGATGACTTGCCGATGGAGATTGCCGGCAGGAAAGAGGTTGAGAAGTTGCGGAAATACGGTTAAGGTTTGGCTGGCTAGGCTGATCCCCGAAAAGATGGCCTGTCACCATCCTGCCGCTCAACATCATGACACAGCCAAGGACAAATGGC